CCATATTGTAGAGATTCCCGTAAAAAGTTGGTTAGGGACTCTATCTGGTATTCTTCAAGCAGCATTTCTGTACTTGTCTTACCATAACACAAACTCTTAACTATAGAATCCATTGCCAAAGGAGCAAAGACGAATTTTCCACGTACCAAAAATTTCCTTTTAAGAAAATCAATTTCAGAGAAGTCTATAAAAGGGTCAATGAAATCCTCTTTAGTCGCACTCGTATATGTGATACCATATGTAGATAATACTTCAGCAATAGCTATTTGATTAAAAAATTTACTAGCTTGTACTGAAACCCCGGCGACGTTATCATCACCAAACGTCATCAATTTGACGTGCTCATTAAAATTTAAATCTCCTAGTACATAGAATGCTATTCTGTTGTAGAGTGAATTCACAATACTATTGATGACTACAGTTAATGCATGGCCGGAGGGATTTGAACCAAAAAATTGGAAGAGCTCTCCATCAAAGGCCACATAGGCATTACATACACATTCAGTCAGTGCACACATTGCATTATAATCCTCTCCAGAAAACTTTCCATATCGCATATTAAGTTCAATGAGTATTGAGAAAGCTGCTCTCATCATCTGGGGAGACATTCCTGTATCAAAACTTTTATAATCCCCATTGATGTAGTATTTTGTCGAATCACGTAAGTACTCATACAACTGTTTCCACTGTATACTACACGCATTTATACCTACAGCCATTTCACTTGTGAACATATGACTATGCAAATAGGAGGTGATTCTCAGAAAATATTTACGCATAAGTAAAGTTAAAACCATATTACTTCCTGTAAAAACTCTATATTTTCGGGCATTAATTTTAGCAAAGGTAACTATTTCATCTTTAACACTAGCCTTAAACACAAATTCTGGTATATGGCCCTCCCTTAACTGTGCATCGGCACTGGCAACATCGTTAGATAATGCGTCATTAAGATAACGAATATCTCCTCTAGTGATAACCATATCTATCTTCCTTTTATTATATGGGATACCAGCACTGGTGCTCATATTAAGTGCATCTATAAAGGGAACTCCATCAATTCCATTTAAGCAATAGTGCAACTCTAAAAGTCCTATATCTGGAACATCATCCTTGGGAAATCTATCTAAATAATTCTCCATGCATAAATTTAGCAAGGATAGTTGTACTACAGGTTTTAATTTACATCTAGCTATCAAATTGTGCTTAAAGGAATCTCGCCATGGTCCGTCTTTGGGTTTAGCGTATATAGGGATACCATATTTTGTACTCCCAAATTTACGCTCTACCGCAGGTTTCCAAGGTTGCACATAAAACTTAGTTGACAATTTATCTCTTCTACCTTGCATAAAGGTACCAAAATAATTACAATATATCTCATCCTCATACTGATAACGAGCATAAGGACCAGGAGAAGAGCAACATTGTAAAAGCGTTTCTCCTTCTGTCGATGATACTTGCAATCCATCGTGGGATT